TCAGCGCGTCGGCGTGGACTTGTGACCGCGGCGCTTGCGCGTGTAATGCTCGGTCATCGACACCGTGGTGTGGCCCAACTGCTGCTGCGCCTTGCGAATGTCACCCGACGATTCAGCCTTGTCGGTAGCCGCCTTCGCGCGCAGGTCGCGGAACTGCACGCCCTCGATGCCGGCAGCCGCGCAGGCCTTCGCCCAGCGCCTGGACATGCCATCCACGCTCACTGCATCGCCGCGCTCGCTGACGATCAGCAGGGTGTTGCGCACGGCATGGCCAGCCTTGCGCGCGCGTAGGCGCTCCAGCAGCACCGCCAGCTCGCCCTCGACGGCGATGCGCAGCTTGGCCTTGGTCTTCCCCTGGCGGATGTTGATCACCCCGTCTCGCACGTCCATCTCGGTCAGCGACAGCACGTCTGCCGGCCGCTGGCCGATCAGATAGGCCAGGTCCATGGCGTCCTGCACCACCACGTCGGCGGCTGCACGGATCGCCTGGTACTGGTCGTCCTCGATGTAGACGTCCCGGCCCGTCTCCTTGAACCCCTTGATGCCGGCGCATGGGTTGGGCAGGGCGGTGTAGCCCTTGTCTCGCGCGAAGTTCCAGATGTGCGACAGCAGCGCCTTCTCGCGGTTGGCGCGCACCATGCCCTTGCCGCCCTTCGTGCGCCACGTCAGGTACTGGCGCACCGTCACTGGCTGGATGGCATCCAGCGGCGCCGGCGGGTCATCGAAGTACTCCAGCAGCTTGGCCAGCTCATGGCCGTTGTCCAGCTGCGTGCGTGGCGCCTTATGGATGATCACCTCCTTTCGGTAGGCGTCGCTCACCTGGCGGAAGGTGATGACCGCCACGGCTTGGGCCTCGCGGGTGCCCTCCAGCTCGGCCCACTTCTTGATGGCCAGCGCATAGTTGCTGCCCAGTGGCAGCTCCTTGCGTGGCTTACCGCCCAGGTCGTAGTAGTAGTGCACCACGCCCGACTTCTGCTTGCGCGGCCGGAACCGCGGAATCGCGCCCGGCTTGTTTGGCTTCCGCCCCATCGTCATGCCGCCTTGTTCGATTTCCAGCCGGCGACGACCGTCGCCTTGTCGGTTTCCACTTCGGTGTCTCCTTCGAGGGTTGTCCACAGTACGCGTGGCCAACCGTCCAGACCCTTGAAGTGGGGAATGCCGTTCAGCACCAGGAACGCGAGCTGACGATCCTTGTACGGGGTGTCGCACAGCTCCCGCATCGTTTCCCGGGACAGGCATAGTGCCCCCGCGCCCGGGGCGGCCTTGTTCTTCTTGGCCATGTTGTCCTCCTTCAGTTTGTGGCCAGCGCAGCGCGCAGCTGCTCGGTGGCCTGGTAAATCTGGCCGCGCAGGCGCAGTACCTCAGCGCGCAGGCGGATCACTTCATCGGCGGCGACCACCAGCTGCTCGCGCAGCACGTCCTTCGCCGGCTGTTTCATGCGGCGCGGTTCGCGGGGGAAAAGCTGCGCGTTCATGCGAACAGCTCCATCTGGGCGGGCGCAGCAGCGGAGGCCGGCGCCAGCATGAAATCGGCGGCGCGCCAGAAGGTTTCGAAAGGACCGGGCGCCAGCGTCAGGTACAGCCCCATCGTTACGTGCACCACACCGCGCATGCCCGTCTCGCGGTGAACGACCGCCACGCCCTCGGTCATGCCCAGCGACTCTGCCCAGAGCGGGAAGGCCTGCCGTCGCAGCTGCGGGTTGAGGTGGATGGCCCGGCGCAGTGCGCTCTCGGCACCGTTCACGCTGAACCAGTAGCCCCTGCCGGCGCGGCGCGATCGTGCTTCGCTGAGGAACACGCGGGCGGTGTGCTTGGCCTGCTCGTATGCGTCCATCAGGCCACCGCCTTTCGCCAGCACCAGCGCAGCCCTGCGCGCGCGGCGCGGCATGCGCGGCTGATCGCCCACAGGGTGGCGATGCCGGCCGCAAACCCGGCCAAGGCGAACACGTGGACCATCGCAGCGGTGAGCAGCTGGTTAGCCATTGGTCTGGCCTTGCTCTGCCCTACGCATCTCCCTGATCGCTTCGTTGAAGCCATCGAGGTGGCCCTTGCTATATGGATCGGGAAGGCCGTGCGGATCATCCAAGCCGTAGTCGGCACGGGTCCTGCGCTTGATCGACACGCGGGATGAGGGCGCAGGAAGATCCTGTGGCGGGAATTCGATGAGGGCTTTGCGGAGAAGGGAATGTGCATCCACGAGCCGCACATCGGTGAGCGGGACCTGATTCAACAGGGCGACGGCATTCATCACGGATTCGTAGAGGCCGCTCATTTGCCCACCGCCATGTTGTCGATCAGGGCCAGCAGGCGCTCGCCTTCCGCTGTCATCGTCCACACGGCGGGAGAACGCTGCGTGCGACTCAGCAAGCCAATGGTGGTCAGCGCATCGAACCAGTCACGGCCAATGTCACAGCCTTCGCTGCCACTGTCCTCCGCGCAATCGCCGAACCGCTTCAGTGCTGCGGCGACAGGGGCCAGCTCCGAAGGGATCGACTGCCCCAGGTCCACGGCCTGCGCGGTCGGTGCGGTGTAGAGCGGGGACACCGGCCAGCCTTTGGCGCGCCAGCGATCTGCGACGGCGCGGTCGTAGGTTGTCGCGGATCGATCAGTCAGGTGGTCTTCGGTGTACCAGCCGATCGGCTCCCCCACCGGCTGGCGGGCGCCAGATAGCGCTGCATACTCGGCGAAAGCATTGCGGATAGCTTCGCGGGATTCCTCTGGCGCGTCGGTGTTGAGGTAGCCCAGCACCCAGTCGGCGCTGATACCCACCGGCTGGCGGGCGGCGATCAACTTGCCTTCCTCCAACCCCTCCAAGTACGCGGCACGCTCCCCCTCAACCCGTGCACGCAGCTCATCACTGCCATGCAGGTACTCCGGCTGGCGAGCAGTGTTGGCAGCCACGGTCGCGCGCACTGCAGCGCGGCGCGCAATGCCTTCGAACTGCAGTCCCTCCGCGCCAGCCGAATAGGCATCGGCCAAGATCATGTCGATCTCAGGCCAAGGTCCATTTCCCTGACCGCCCGGGGAGGGCTGGGCGGAGAGGGCGGCTTGCCACAACTGCCAATCGCTGCGCACTCGCGCCTGCATGTAATCGCCCAGAGGACCACGAGAAAGGTCCAAGTTCGGCCAGTTCGCTCGGTTCCACGCCTCAAACCGCGCCCTCTCGGCCTGATCCCCCAGCCTCACCCTCCCACCGGGCTGCACGTCCGCCAGGCTCTTGTCGTTGGTATTCATGCGGATGCTCCCATTGCGGCGTCGATCATGTTCGCAGCGGTGCGAAGGCCTGCCACGTACTGCTTTCCGTGTTGCTGAGCCGTGCCCTCGCTGGCGGCGCGTGCGCGAATCTTGCGGGCCACTTTCTGCAGCGCATCGTCGCTGCTACTACCGGCCTGCAGCGCCCTGGCCACAACCTGCTCACCAGCCTCGGTCAGCTGGAACTCGTCGTTGTCGTCGCCTTCCGCAACCCAGCCACGGGCCTGCAGGTCCATCATCTGCGGCAACGTGATATTGGTGACGCCAGCCCACGTGAACTGTGTGTCGCACACGATCAGGTGACGCACGGCGTCGGCTTCGCTGATGGAGTATTCGATGGTCTTCATGCGCGCGCTCCCTTCTTCGTGCGGCTGTCGTGGCCACCCTCGACCACCTGGCGGCGGCTGATGGTGGATCGGTCGATGGGGCTGTTGCCGAGGATCTGGGCCTTGCCGCCCGAGCGCAGAAACTGCGCCACGTCGTTGGCGATCTCGGCCCGCTGGCGGTCCTTCTCGGCCTGCGTGGCCAGGTCGAAGGTCGGCTGTACGTGGATACTGGTCATGCGGCCTCCCACTCGGCTCGGTACTTGGTGATGGCCGCGCTGGCTTCATCGGCACTGATGAAGGAAGGGCATGCACGCCAGATGGCGTCGGCGAATGCCTCGGGAGAACCGTGGGCTTCTTTCAGTGCTCGCTGTCCACGCGTTAGGCCGTCGGCGCCCTTGCGCTTCGTAGAGATCCAGTTGTTCCAGACGCCACGGGCCCAGGCCACGGTGTAGAAGCAGCACAGAACGACGATGCCCCACTGCTCGGCGGCGATGGCCGATGCGAACCAAAAGGGCTGGCCGGCCAACCCGAACAGACAGGCGAAGCGACGGACCTGCGCGCTCTTCGACTGCGTCAGCCAGATGGCCGTGACGCCGGTTGCTGCGATTGCGATTTGCTCGATCATGCGTAGCTCCGAAGCGGCACGCGGCGCACTGGCCCGTGCCATAGGTTGGTGAGGTTGTTCAGGCGCACCTGCAGCGGATCGCGGCGCAGGGGGCGCAGCGGGTCGTGCAGGCGGCGCTCGGTGTTCCGACAGGGCGCGCACGCGGCGGTCGCCTTGCCGTTGATCAGGGGGAAGAAGCGCAGCGGCAGCCGGGCCGCGCACTTCGTGCAGGTCTTCATGGCTGCTCCAGGCGCGGCTTACTGAGGTCCGCCCAGGTGAGCGGGTGAGGGCGCCGCTTGATCCGCTCGTATGCGGCGCTGTGGGATATGTCCAGAATCTCGGCCACCTGCGCGGTGGTGTAGCGCTTGCCCTCGATCACATGGGCGAACAGCTGGGCGCGGGCCTGCCCGGCACGGCGCAGGCTCTTGGCGTGGCAGGGGTACAGGGCGACGTCCATCAGGCGGCCACCTGCCGATCGCCAGCGCGTAGCTCAGATTCATAGCGCGCGACGAGGGCCACAAACTCCCGGAGATCCTTCGCCATCGCTTCGATATAGGCTTCATCGCGGGCCACTACGCGCAGAAACAGCTCTTTCCCGACAGCGGAAAGCGCCGGGCAATAGAGCGCGAAGTGCCATTGCGAGCGCCCGGTGATCCACATACCGCCCTGAACCTGGTCCATGAACTCGCTCAGATCCTCGGCAAACCACAACTTGCGGATTCCCTTGGCAGAAACGAGACACTTAATTTCCAGTCCGGTATCGGATCCAATGAACCCATCAGCTGACGCGCCAAACTCGCCAGAGTCGTCGGTAATGAATCCGACCTGCTCGACCAGGCAGCCAGTTTCCATCTCGTGGGTGTATCTGGCTGCGGGCTCAAGTTCGTGCCCACGCTCCATTTGCCAAGTCTGGTAGCCCTCATCCATCAGCTCTCCACTGATGCGCTCGAAGGCGATTCGAAAGGCGTAGTCCTTCGCTGCCTCGGTGAAATCGCCCTTGTTGGGTCCAGTCTTCAGCCGCTCACGGGCAACCTTGAACATGCTGGCCGTAACCACGCCGCAGCGACTCTGCAGCCACTCAGGACTCCCCTGCGGGTGCTTGTAGGTAATCAAAGGGTGTTCCCCCTGTGAAGCTGTCGCTTTGTTCTTAGGTAGGCGTCAGACGCCTCATCTGGTGTGGCGTAGACGCCGATGTGTTGGAGCCTCCCATCAACTCGAATCCGGGCGACGAATCGCCCCGACCTATTGCGGTGGACCCCGAGCCGGCCAGTCCGGTTATTGGCGTGTGGAACAACGCGGTTTTGGTTGTTCTCCGCCCTGCTTGCTCCGCGTAGGTTTTTGAACCTGTTGTCGTCTTTGCGCCCGTTGATGTGGTCTATTTCCGCAGGCGGTTCTTCTTGCGTGATTAGTAGCCATGCAAGCCGATGCGCAAGCACTGTGCGGCCGGCCACTCTCGCTTCCAGGTATCCGTCATCTCTGCGAGTGCCAACTACCGTTCCAGCGCACCGGCCTCCGCAAGTAACTCGACGGACGATGAGCCCTGTTTCAGGGTTGTAGGAGAAGAGGGCATTGGCCTTGTCTAGTAAAGCGGCGATCGGCCTTGCGAGGCTCATGGCTCGATCACCTCAGCCTCAGCGCGCTCCGCCTCCGACTTCAGGGTTTCATGGCCGGACTGGCCGATCATCTTGCGCTGTTCGGGCGTCAGCTTGCCCCACGCCTCCGCATAGGCGTCCAGACCGGCACTCGCAATCTCCTGCAGGCTGGCATACAGCGCGGTGCGCTCGGCCTCCTGATCCTCCGACAGAGGCGCGGGCAGCGACTGCTGCTGGACCTGCTGGCCGGACAGAACTGCCAAGCCTTCGCCGCCATCGGTGTTCAGGTGGTGGATCGCGGTGCCCAGGCGCTCGGTCTTCGGCCAATACTTGTAGGCGCGCTTCACGACCGTCTTCTTCGCCATCTCGCCCCAATCGGTCAGCCACGGGCAGGACTTCTGCTTCGAAATCCACGCCTTCCATGCCGACGAGCGGTCACGGATGGCGTTGATCTCCTCCACCGACATTGCGTCGGTCAGGTAGTCACCGTCAGCGGTCTTCACCACCACGTAGACGCCGACTACCTCGCCACGGTCCTTCGCGAACGGATTGCGGATGTGGGTCGGCTGCTGGTCAATGCCGTTGAGGCCGAAGGTGTCGTTCTCGTAGACCAGCTCGGCCTGACCCCATCGGATCGAACCTGAGTCGATGGCCAAGTCCATCAGGCCCATGTAGCTGATGTCGAGGCAGATCTTGCCGTCGCGCGGCACCAGGTAGGCCTGCTTCTTCGCCGGGTTGAGGCTGATGCCGATGGCCGCGATGTTGACCACGGCAGCGATGACCGACGACCGGTTCTGCATCGCGATCTTCATTGCGTAGTCGTTGCCGTACAGCGTCTGCAGGGCAAACTCCGCCTCGCGGTCGAAGTTGATGGACCGATCAGACAGCACCGAGGCAAAGGAATCCTTGGTGCCGTAGACCGAATCCTCGATGGTGACGATCTGGTTCATGGCTGCTCTGCTGGTAGGTGGAATAGGTGCCCGGCTCTCGGAGCCGCCGCCGGGCGGGCGGGTGCGTCCCTGCGGCGAATTACTCGAAGGGGTCCACTTCGGTTTCGGTTTCGGGCTGGACCGTGCAGGTGATGCGCGATTCCAGCGATTCCAGGCGTGCGGTCAGCTCCGCAACGCGCTTCTCGGCATCGTTGGCGCGCGTATGTTCCTTCCAGCGGGCGCTGTTGGCGTCCTCGGCCTGCTTGCGAGCGGCGTAGACCGATTCCGGCAGATCACCGAACTGCGCATCGCTGGCATAGGTGATCGTCAGCGCCGCCTCGCGGTCCACCTTGTAGTGCTTGCCATCAGGCGTGCTGCCGTCGTCTTCGCAGATCACGGCGTGAGCCAAGATCTCGGCCGCCAGCGCGGCGTGCTTGGAATCGAGAACGATGTAGCGGGAGCTCCAGTTCGAGCCGGTGTTGATCACGATCTTCATTGGTCTGTCCTTGGTCTCGGGGAATGGATGCCGGCGTCGTGGAATCCCGGCCGGCGCGGGGCCCGTCAGGGCGGGGGAATTCAGCCGCGCACGCTGCTGGTCGCAGCCCAGCGGGCTTTGGCAGCGTCACGGTCGGCGTGGGCCTGGTGGAGCTCGGCGATGCGCAGCGGCACGACGATGGCGGCGAACAGCGCGACGGCGGCCCAGGCGATGCGGAGGCGGAGGCTCATTGCGCACCGTCCGTGGCCTTGGCGATTGCGGCGCGCGTCTTCTCGATGGCCGGCTTCCAGCCGTAGTCAACGGAACCCGCATTGCCCGAATCGACCATTTCGCGCTCCAGCAGGATCAGCGCTTCCAGCAGCTCCGGCGCGGCGGCGATCAGGCGGGCGTCCGCAAGGTCGCTTTCTCCGCCGTCAGCGGTGAGGAACAGGTCAGCCGCCTTGTGCGGACCGTTGCTGGGATCACCCATGCTGATGTAGCTGCTGCCATCTGCACGAAAGCGAACAATCCAAGGCCCTGGCGTGTGCTTACTGCTCATCGTCGTTTTCCTCCACGCACAGGCCGTCCACGGCCTCGCGGTTGCGTTGTTCTCGGGCTTCCGCCAGCGACATCGGCGGGGTGATGGGCGGCAGCGCGCCAAACTGCGCGGCGAACGCTGCGTCCAGTTGGTCAAACGGGTTCATGGGGCGTCTCCGGCTCGCACGCGGCCAGCGCCTCACGCAGGCAATCCTCGGCGTGGAGCATGTCGGTGAAGTCGCTGGCACTCAGCACGGCGCGGGCTGCGTCGAAGACCCTCGCGACGCGGCGATCCTCGGCGCGCAGCTCGTTGAGCAGGTCGGCGTGGGCCTTGCTGACGCGCTCCAGACGAACGCTCGCGCTGTTCTCGGCGTCCGTGGCTTCGCGTACCAAGAGGGTCAGAAAGTCCAGCCGGCTCACGACAGCACCGCCTGCACCACGACAGCGAACGCGACGCCCATGCAGAAGGCCAGCAGGTAGCCCGAAGCCAGCTTCAGCGCCTGGAAGTGCAGGGCTCGGTCGGCGGCGGTCATGCGGCCACCTGCTGCAGTGCGCGGGCCGTGTCGTTGGCGCACATCTGCGCCCGGGCCAGCATGTCGACCGCAGCCAGACCGCTGCAGGGGCGCATGGCGCGCATCCGGTACAGGCTGTAGTAGTGGCGGCGGTCAGCGGCCCGGCGCTCGCTCATGGCCCATCCGAAGCGGCCGTTGCGGTACTTCGCCACCAGCAGCAGCGGGTCGATCAGGCCGTCGGCAATCTCGCCCTCACCGCTGCAGCGGCCGCAGGTCACGCCGTACTCGCACTGCGGATCACCACTGGCGCTGTCGTTGCGGACGTGTTCGCCGGTGCCGTCACAGTCCGGACAGGCGATGAAGCCGTTGGCCGGATGCAGCGGCAGGCCGCGCTCTTCCCGGGAAAGCTCGCTGGAACGCTTGTGGTCGCGGACCGACGCATAGCCAGTCCGGGTGGTCGAGCGGGGCAGTCCGAATGCGATGGCGGCCATCTTCGTCTCCAAGCCCCGGCCCGGGATGGGCTGTGGTGGGGCGTTGGAGTGGACTATGCGCTATGCGTAGGATTGCGTCAATGCGTAGCGCGTAGTGAATTGCTCACTATGCGTAGTTGTTTAGGTGGCGTTCAGGAAATTGGAGCGGACAAAGAAAACCCCGCCGAAGCGGGGCTCTCTGGTCAACGACCGAAGCTAGACCGTCTCTGACTTCCGCCGTAGGTTTGTGGATAGCTTCTCTGGCGGGGCTGGTTGTAAGGCGACCCGTAGGGATTTCGCTGTGTTGGCTTGTAAGGGTCTACAGTCCCTGGCTGCCCCGTGTATGGATTCGTGTTCCCACGGGTGGAGTAGTTGTCCAGCTTGGTGCTGTTAGCCCCAGTGCGGTAGTGCCCATTCACATAGGTCCCATCCGCCCGGTAGTGACCATTAACATAGTCTTGGGCTGATGCAGTCCCGGCAATTGAGGCCAGCGACAGTCCAAGTGCAGCAATGAATGCCCGTTTCATGAGTTCGATCCTTGAGGAGGGGCTAGATCTCCTGGCCTGCTGCCCCGTGTCAGGCCAGCGATTCAAGATCCAATCTTTCGTTCTAGCTCTCTCACCCGGTCGTGAAGCTCATCGGAATGGAAAGTCTCCCGGCGTTCAATTTCGCCTGTCCATTGCTTGACGGCATTCAGCTCGCGGCGAAGCCTGGAACACTCTTCAAGCGCTCTGTTTGCAACCCATATCGCGTATAGGGCGACAGCGGCAACCCCCGCAATCTTCCAATCCATAGAAGTAATTGCCGCGAACATGGGTCACCCTGTCTTCATGGCTTTGATAGTTGCCAGGACAGCCTGCTGCTGGACCTCACTGAGGCCAGCGAGCTCACGAACGATAGAGGCGGGGAGGGGGCCTTCGGCCACCTCGACCTCATCTCCGGTCAGGCTGTTTAGGTCCGTCTGCAGGACCTCGCATAGCGCTTTCAGGTGCTCCATCTTCCTTACCCCCCTGCTCCCGTTGAACCAGCCGTAGACGGTCGATTCGGCGACAGACACCCCACGCAACGTAAGCGCCGCGTGTATCTGGGGGATGTTCAGCCCGAGTGATTCTCTACGGGCTGTGAGATTGACGGATAGCGTACTCATAGGCTGAGACACAGCCTAGAGAAAGTGCTTGCACAGCAGCTATGCGCTATGCATACTCTGACACTACGCGTAACGCATAGGCTAGACATGACACCTCGCACCTACTGGAACAAGTACGTAAAGCGACAGGGTGGCGCCGCTCGTACGGCGGCTGCTTTGGACATCCCGTACTCGACCATCGCAGGCATCTGCAATGGAAGCCGAGGCATTGGGCGTGTCCTCGCCAAGCGTATGGCTGCCGCTGACAAGAGCCTGGATGAAAGCGTTCTTATCTGGGTTCAGTCCATGCCAGTAAAGGCCAACGTCCTCCCTAAGGAAGACCCGGCCCCCAAGAAGAAGGGGGCCCGACGTGCTGCCTGATATCCAGTGGCGCCCCTTGGATCCGAACGAGCCTGGCGCGATGAGGGGCCTGCGCCCTGTCGGTGGTAATCCGGATTGGGGACTGCGAGAAATCAACGAGATCAGCGTTGAGATCGGCGCTTTGAAGGGCGCACTAATCGACGCGGGGATCCTGACCAGCGAGCAGTTGAATGCGGCGCTGGTCAGGCAGCGAGCGATTGCTGACTCCGCTAACGGACCTGCTGAAGAACCTTCGTTGCGGCTGCAGCAACCTCCGGCTCCCGACGAGAACAGGTCGGCCCCACGAAACGAATGAGCTCCAGTTTCTGTTCGCTCGATAGGTACGTCAGCGCCTGCCGAGCGATGGCCTCCCAAGCAATCAGCTGACCTTCTTGTTCTTTGTTCATCCCTGTCTCCGTCGTAGTTGAGGTTGTGTCGCAACTCCAATGCTACGGCGGGGGCAGGGGCTAAGTAAGTACCCATCACTGACAAGGCTCCATCTATGTACGCAGACCCCACACACCTCCGCGACAACCCGATCAAGGTCCGTTTCAACGACTCGGAAAAGGCAGTGATCGAGGCTCTCGCCAACTTCAACGGTCGTCAGCCCGCAGTGTTCGTGCGGGAGCTGGTCCTGGCTGGGATTGCTTCTTTGGAACAGCGTAGCTCCGACCGCGATGCGGCTTGAAGGTCCATACAAGTCCCCGGGGAGGGCCTATGGAAATACAGCTGTCGCGCGATGAGCGCCGAAGGCTTGAGGAATACGCGGAGGCCCACGGGCTTCCACTGCACGAAGCACTGATCCACGCCGCTCGCGCTGAACTTGATAGGCGCTACCGGCTCCCAGCCCAGCAGGGCTCCGTTGTTCCTTTTCAGGCCCTGAAACGTGACGACCCAGACACCTAAGAAGAAGCCGCTTCACCCCTGGCGCAACTTCTCACCCGGCTGGCTGCAGCGGGAATCAGACAGACAACGCGCCGAACGAGTTATCCCGCTCCACGCTCGCCCAATAAAGGGCTGAGGAACCCACATGAACCATCCAGCTCGCTACACCGATCCCAGCAGCAGCCACGAAGCCGCCGCGCACATCGTGTCGTCTGGCGCTCAGGCTCAGCAGCACTCGCAGGCCGCTTCGGCGGTCAGCAAGTACCCGGGCCTCACCAGCCTGGAACTGGCCCGTGCTACCGGGCTGGATCGCTTCATGTTGGCCCGTCGACTGCCCGAGCTGGAAAAGCAGGGCCTCATCCGGCGCGGCATGGTCCGCAAGTGTTCGGCCAGCAACGGCCGCAGCGGCTGCACGTGGTTCCCGATCAGCAGTGACGAAGGCCCAAAGGCCGCTTGAGCCATGAACTACTTTGAACATCACATCGGTGACTACGCAGCAGCGACGGCCCACCTGTCGCTGATCGAGGACGCCATCTACAGCCGCCTCCTGCGCCGGTACTACCTGCAGGAAGAAGCGCTGCCCGCCGATGTGAAACAGGTTGCCCGTCTGGCTGGCGCTCGCTCTCAGGAAGAGCTGGAAGCCGTCCAAGCGGTACTGGATGAGTTCTTTACCCTGACCGACACCGGCTGGCATAACAAGCGCGCGGACGAAGAGATTGCGCGCTATCAGGCCAAGATTGAAGCCGCTCGTGAGAACGGTCGCCGTGGTGGGCGCCCCCCGAAGAACCAACAGGTTCAAGAGAAAGAACCGAAAGAAACCCAACCCTTTTCTCTTGGTTCCTTTTCAGAAACCGAACCTAAAGCTCTCCATACACCAGACACCAATCTCCAAGAAGAACAGCAAGAGCAACAGCATGTGCAGCCGCTGGCCGCACGCTGCCGCTTCGGCGAGTTCTGGGCTGCTTACCCGAACAAGAAGGGCAAGCAGGAGGCCGAGAAGACCTGGAAGCGGCGGAAGCTGGACGGGCGCTGCGATGAGCTGATCGATCACGTGCGGCTCATGGAAGCCCATGACGACGGCTGGCGTCGCGGGTACGTGCCGATGGGGTCGACCTACCTCAACCAAGCCCGGTGGGAGGACGTGCCGCAGGAATCTGCAAGGGCAGGGCCTCAAACGGGCCAGATCGGGCAGCAACTTGGGAAAACGGCGCAAGGCTTGATGGCACTGAAGGAGTTCGCAAATGGCGGATTGGATCAAACAGGAAATTTCGGAGGGCCTGATGCGGCTCATGTGCTTGGGCCTGGAGCGGACGCCGGCGGCGGAGGTTATCCAGCTGACCGCCGCCGTCTGGCTGGAGGCCATCACTGAAGGCCGCGAGTTCGATCAGCAGCTGGACGCGCCGCGCTTCCGTAGGGCCTTCGCCGTGTTGTGCCGTGACTGCCGCCAGTGGCCGCTGCCGTCCTCACTGCTGGAGGCCATGCCGCCTCGCGAACAGTTGGCGATCACGAAACAGCCGATCAAAGCCAATCCGGAACGTGCCGAACAGGCCGCCCGCGAGCTGGCAAGCGTCTTGGGGATTCGCCGATGAGCAAAGCATCAACGGTCCGCCTCCTGCACGCCGAGCGGTGCAGCGTTGCCGAGATCGCCGCAGTCGTGGGCTGGAAGCTGTGCGACGTGCGCTGGTTCATCCGTACCTGGATTGGGGGTGAGAAGTGACCCAGATCGTCACCCTCCCGCCGAATGGCCGCGAATCGGCAATCAAGACTCTGTCCGAGATGCTGCGCTTCGCGCACGCCGGTAAGCCGGTGAACGTGAAGATCAGCATTGCCCGACCGGAGCGGACTCCGCCGCAGTGCGCGTACCTGTGGGCCGTGGTGTATCCGCTGCTGGCCGACGCCAAGGGCTACGAGCGCGACGACGTGCACGAATACCTGCTGGGCTGCCACTTCGGCTGGCGCGAGAAGCGACTGCCTGGTGGTCGCATCGAGCAAGTTCCGATCCGCACCACGACCACCGACGAACACGGAAACCGTGACGTGCTGGAAGGCCGCGCCTTCTGGGACTACGTCGAATTTTGCCAACGAGTCGGCGCCCGCGCTGGGGTGTTCATCCCTGATCCGGACCCGTCCTACAACCTGCAGAGGGCAGCGTGATGAACACGATTTTCTGGGTAATGTGGGGTTGCGCCTGTGTTGGTATTGCCGCGTGGCACGTCTGGGCGGGCCGGGCGAACAATGCTACGCACCGCGAGCGCAATCAGATCATCCAGGCCATGGTCGATGCCGGATGGCCTAGTCATCTCCATCGGCAGTACAGCCTTGTGGACTATCAGGCACACCTGCGGGAGAAGTTCTGGGGTCGGGACGCACTCAGCCTGTATCCGAGGGAGCTGCAAGAAGTAGTCCGGGCATATCGTGGAGAGTGCGCATGAACCTCGAACAGATCGACACCAGCACTACGGCAGGGAAGGCAGAGGTCATGCGGCTTGCGGCTGAGGGGCGGAGGGTGGCGGCGTTCTTGCTGACCCAGCCAACAGCGAAATGGGGTGAGGTAGATGAACCTGTTTGGGACTGGTATAGAACCCAGTACGCCATCATCGCCGAGCCGGTTGGGCCGGATGAGGTGTGGGTCGGTGTCGCAGATAACGGGTCAGTCGTCGGTGTTGGCACGACACCAGCCGCTATATCGACCAATCGGATAGCCGTCCGCTACATCCGCGCCGATCTCGCTGGGGAGAAGGGCTGATGGACGCATTGATGATTGCCTACTTGATCCTGTGCATGGTCCATCTCGCTGTCGACACTGCGTGCTGCGTCATCGCCCGATCACCGTTCCGGCCTGTAGTGATGGTTCTTACCGCCTTCTTTTGGCCTGTCATGTGGCCTGCCGTGGCCGTAATGGCGCCTCTGATGTTGAAGGGAATGAAGGACGCTGGCCTCGTTCCCGAAAGCAAGGGGGTGAAGTGATGGACGCCATCGAAAAGCGGGCGCGGGAGCTGTTGGCTGGGATTGCTAGCCTGCCACTGCGTGCCAGCGATGATGAGGTGATTTCGCTAATCGCCGCCGCCCTCACGCCCCCCGAGGGCTACGTGATGGTTCCGAGCGTCCTCCCCGAGAAGATGCTTGACGCCCTCTATTGCGCGGAAGGCGACATGTCTGATGACGACATGCAGAAACTGTGGCAGCAGTTGCTCGCCGCTCGCCCGGAGGTGCCGTGATGCATAGTTCACTGGACTACGTATTGGCGCAGCTCCGCTACCTTGGCCGCTCGAGAGATGTTGCCCGCATCAGGTTGGGGGTGATCGTCTCTCTGGACCGCGCCATGGCTCGGTTGCAGCACGCGGAGCGCCGCCGATGAAGCACTCAACCGGAACCCCGACAGCAGCCGAGGCAGCTCGCATCGTTGCCTGCAAGGAAGGCCTGTGCGTGGCCTGCGTCATCCGCAGCGAGCAGGAAGACGCACCGCAGTTCTTCATGGTCCACCCGGGCTGCGACTACCACCACCTTCTGAGTGGCGGTCGGCGCATCGGCCACATGGATGGGCTGGGCCTTTGCGCTTGGCACCATCGCGGGCTGGTCAACTGGGGCTGCACCCATCAGGAAATGAGGGCCCATTACGGCCCTAGTCTGATGGACGGGAGCAAGACGTTCCACGCCGCCTTTGGCAGTGACGCTGATCTGCTGGAGCGCCAGAACAAGATGCTGGGCATCGGGGAGGCGGCGTGACCATCGTCGTTCTCCCTTGGCCCCCTTCGGTGAACCGGTACTGGCGGACGTTCCGGGGCCGAATGCTCATCTCGGCAGACGGGCGCACCTACCGGCAGGAGGCAATAGCCGCGGCTGTCACTGGTGACCGGTTCGGGTCTGTGAAGGTCCGGGTAAGCATCGAAGCATGGCTGCCCGACAACCGGCGCCGGGACGTAGACAACTTGCTCAAGGCCCCCCTCGATGCCCTGTGCCATGCAGGCATCTACGAAGACGACAGCCAGATCGTGGAGCTTTCCATCAGGCGGGCAGGGCTAGACAAGGCCAACCCGCGCCTGGAAATCACGCTGGAGGCAGCATGAGCCGCGCCCAGCAGATCCGGCAGTGGCTGGCAGAGAACCCGGGGTGGCATTTCATGGGCGATGTCTGCGCTGGGCTGGCAGGAATAGGCCGCGACAGGGTCACCCGAGATGTGGACCAGATGGCGCGGCGCGGCCAAGTTGAGGTTGTAGGCAAGCAGGGCACCAAGCGATACCGGTTCGGGCGTGAAGCCCGCAAGTACATCCGACAGGGAGAACAACATGCAAGCTGACACCTTCGGGGTCTATGTGCGGGCCGAGCTTGAGCATTGGGGCCATGAGTTCGCACTACACCGGGATTGCGAGTACTTGGGCCACCAGTCCAAGAACCTACTGGCGGTCCTGATCGAGCATCACGGCGAGATGCCTGGGCGTGTCCAGGGCTTCAAGCCGCTGGAGACGGACCTTCGGGCGCAGCGGGTAGAGGACATCGTCTACAGCATCGGCAGAGACCAGGTGGTCTACGCCTGTGTGTTGCGCGCCTACTACTGCGGAATGGGGCGCAGGAAGGTTGAGCGCTGGGAAACGGCCAACCTGTTGTTGGTGCATGTTGGGGAGAAGCCGGTAAGTCAGCGGCACTACCTGACGCTGCACGATGTGGCGTTCGCCGAGGTAAAGGGCGCCATGCGAGGGATCGCAATGGCTCAGGCAGCCTGATTTGAGGTGTTTTTGCCGCAGACGTATTGCAGAGGTGCGCACCTCTAGCGTAACTTTTCAGGCACTGTGACATAGAAGCCTCTCGGGTTCCGAGGGGCTTTTTCTTTGCCCGCTTCCCCGTCCAGATCAACCCTCGCGCATAGCTGGCAGCGGGGCGGGCGCCCATTGGAGATCGCATGGTGAGCACCGAATCCGTCGCTGCCGCCATGGGAGCTGGCAAGTACGCCGAGCCACTGGAGCGGGCCTGTATCGAGCATGGCATCACCACGCCGCTTGAGAAGGCTCACTTCCTGGCGCAGGTATCCCATGAGTCGGATGGGTTCCATACAGCCACTGAGTACGCCTCGGGGCGCGCCTATGAGGGGCGCGAAGACCTTGGGAATACCCAGCAAGGGGACGGCGTCCGTTTCAAGGGCCGTGGCTTGATTCAGGTCACTGGCAGGGCGAACTACGCCAGCTACAGCAAGTGGAAGTACGGGGATGACCGCGTGGTCCGTTCGCCGCAGATGCTTGCCGAGCTTCCCGATGCAGTCGACGCAGCCGCGTGGTATTGGACCGTTGAGCGCCCGAAGATCCCTGCAATGGCCCGGGCCGACAACCTGGTCGGCGTCACCAAGGCCATCAACGGCGGCACCAATGGCCTGGCTGATCGAGCAAGGCGGCTGGATCAGGCAAAGCGCCTGTTCGGTATAGGCGCCGCCGCATGAGCGAAACCATGGACATCCTGGTCCGCATCCTCGCCATTGTCGTCCCCTGCTTGATGCTGGGCGTAGGGGCGCTGACGGGCTGGATCTGGATGCTCTGGCAGGACCACAACAAGCACAAGCTCTATGTGGCCGAGAACATGCTGAAGCAGGGCGCGCTGCAGGAAGTGAAGGAAGAGATCCACAGCCTGCGGGACGTGATCTATCGAATCGCCACCAAGATGGATGTGCCCGTGTTCTCGGAGCCTTACAAGAGATGAGTGCTAGCGATGAACTGGCGCGGGACTTCCGTGCGGGCCTGGAACGGCTTGATTCGGCGTTGAGCCGTCTCAATGGCTCGTCCGCCAATGGCAACGTTGTTCGCCTAGAGGGTGCTGGCTCCGTCTGGAACGGGATCGCCATCGGCGTGGCTCTGGCGGGTGTGGTTATGGGGTCGGCGTGGATCGCCCACACGGCATCCAGTGCTGAGGTCGCCGTGCGCCAGGCTGAAGCCTACCGCGCGGCTGTCTACATGGTGGCTCCCAAGGCCGCTGAAGAGATCGAAAAGGAACTCCAGCGCAAGAAGGAGCGCGATAAGCCATGAGCAGCCCCACCCCGATCATTACCCCGCCGAAGCGAAACGCCAAGGCGAGCTTCCTGCCGCAGGGCCTGATGCCGATTCGCGACACCCTCAAGCACTACAGCACCTGGGCGTTGGCCGTCCTTGTCGCCTCCCCGGACCTGTACCAGGCCGCCAACACGCTGGGCATGCTGGCCGATGAGGCAATGCCCGAGGCTGTGAAGTGGTCCATCCGTGGCGTGGCCGGCGTCGGCCTGATCGCCAAGTTCATCAGCCAGCGGAAGCCCAACTGAGGATTCAACATGTTGAAAGGTTCAAGCGAGATTGGCCCGGCAACGCCGGCATCCGAAGTTGACAGCCTTCTGCGGGCACAGCGCGATCTGATGGACGAGCTGTCCCATGCTGTGATCCGCACCCGGAATTCATTCGCCAAGGCGTTGGCTCCGGAGCGGAACGGCAAAGACGGCGCGTGCAGTTCTGCCCCGGTTCCTGAGTGTGCCCCTCTCGTGGATGCACTGATGAATGGGAACGCCCTCCTGTCCAGCATCTTGAACGACCTGCATAGCATCAACGACCGCAGCGTCCTCTGACATGAGCTTCTTGACCCGCGCATTACTGGTGGCTGTCGCAGCCCTGGCAATGCTGGCCATCTGGCAGCGCGGGACAGTGGCTCAGGCGGAGCGCGCCCGGGACTTCGCACAGACAGCCAAGGCAGTTGCAGAGCAGGAGCGCGACAACGCCATCGCCGTGATCGCGGTCGAGCGCCAGCGGGTCAAGCGGGCCGAGGCAGTGGCCACCCAATACGAGCAGGAGAAGGCAGATGCTGAATCGAAAGGCGCGGCTGTCGCTGATGGCCTGCGCTCTCGCGCTCTCCGGCTGCAAGACCGCTGGGCAGGCTGTGAGGACCGAGTGTCCGACCTTGCCGCCGCCTCCGGCCAGCCTGATGGTGCCGCCGACGACCGAGCAGACAGTGCGGGCCGAATTGTTCGTGCCGCTGCCGCCTGTGACGCTCAAGTCCGTGGGCTCCAGGCCCTAATCCGTTCCGACCGAGAGGCTGTAACCCCGTGATCGTCGCCCAGACCTCTTATCAGGCCATCCGTGGTGCTGATGTGGCATGCCAATGCTGGCTGAGGGATGAGGATGGCCGGGTGGACGCGTCTGCGCTGAGCCTGGAGGTTGAGGCCGTGGCCTATGGGCGCAAGCACGTCCAAGCAACCTGGCCCGCGACTGGTGACAACCAGGGGCGCGTTCAATTCATAGTCCCCAATGGGCACAAGCTCAATGGGGGCCTGTATCAGCTGAGGATCCGAGTCGAGCCGTCTGGCGAGCTGGCGAGCCTTGGCCTGTTGGAGGTTGTGTAATGGTTGGCCGCCCAAGCGAGTACCGGCCGGAGTACTGCGCCAAGGTTATGGAGCTTGGCCGCGAAGGGAAATCGGTTGTCCAGATGGCCTGCGCCATTGACGTTGTGCGAGACACCCTCTACCAGTGGTCCAAGGATCACCCTGAGTTTTCCGACGCCTTTACGCGTGCGCGGCAACTTAGCCAGGACTGGTGGGAGACCCAAGCCCAATGCGGCCTGACAGCGGATCGGTTCAATGCATCCCTGTGGTCCCGCTCGATGGCGGCGCGCTTCCCTGAGGACTACCAGGAGCGCAAAGGGATTGAGCTGACCGGGTCCAATGGCGGCCCGGTTGAGGTTTCGGTAGAGGTGAAGAAGATCGTTGTAGCTGGCGTGGAGCCTGTCCGGGAATGAGTGAGCTGCGGCTGGAGGTCCCGGCTGCGATGCTCCCGTTCTGGACAGAGAAGCGCCGTCACAAGATCGCTCGAGGTGGCCGAGGCTCGGCCAAGTCATGGTCCATCGCCCGGATGCTCGCTACGCGCGGGATCATCCAGCCGACCCGATGGCTGTGCTGCCGCGAGACGCAGAAGTCCATCAAGGAGTCATCGCTCCGCTTGCTGGCGGACCAGATCCAGTCCTTGAACCTTGGGTACTACTACGACGTGCAGCAGCAGGCCATCAAGGGCCAGCCGGGCACGTCCGCGGCGGATAGCGAGTTTGCCTTTGCCGGCCTCAAGGAACACACGGCCGACTCGATCAAGTCCTATGAGGGATTTGATGGGGCTTGGATTGAGGAGGCCCATTCAGTGAGTGAGCGGTCAGCGACGGTGCTGATCCCCACCATCCGTAAGCCTGGGTCGGAGCTATGGTGGTCCTACAACCCTGAGCAGGAAGAGGACTACGTCCACCAGCTCGCGGCAATGGACGACCCAGACACGTTGGTCATCACGATCAACTGGCGCGACAACCCCTGGTTCCCGTTGGAGCTGGAGAAGGAGCGGCAGAAGCTGCAGCGGATCAACTCTGACTTGTACCAGCACGTCTGGGAGGGGCAATGTCGGAGTGCTGCGGGGCTGATGTTCAAGCGCGACTGGTTCCAGTTCTACGACGTGCTGCCGAGTCGCCTGAACCTGTACTTGGCAAGCGACTACGCGGTCACCCCGGACGGTGGCGACTTCACCGAGCACGGGGTCTGGGGGCTGGCGTCGACCGGCGACCTGTATGCGGTTGACTGGTGGTATGGGCAGACGGATCCGGCCGCGTGGATCGACGCGTGGATCGGCCTGGTCGGACAGCACAAACCGCTGGCGGCCTTTGAGGAAAAGGGCGTGATCCTGCGGGCGGTCGAGTCATCGATCACCAAGCGGATGCGCGAGATGCAGACATTTGTTCGCCGCGTCCCTCTGGCATCGGCGGGCAGCAAGGCAGAGCGGGCCCTGGGTTTCGCCGCCCGCGCATCGGCGGGGACTGTCTACCTGCCACGCCTTCCCTGGGCAGTGAGGCTGCTGAATCAGCTCTGTGCGTTCAACGGCGAGGACGGCCGTCAGGACGATGGCGTCGATGTCTGCAGTCTGATCGGGCGCGGACTGGACTCCATGGCAAACGCCGCACCGGAGGAATCCGGCAGGCAGAAGCGCCGCATGCGCGACTACGACATCAACCACGACGAACCTGACAGCTGGAAGACTGTATGACCGAAAGCGACAACCAAATCGGCCATGCCGAGCTGCTACAGCAGTTCAGGGAGGCCGACGACACGTCACGCACGGCGCGGGAGCTGTCTGAGCGTGATCGTGACTACTACGATGGCAAGCAGCTATCTGGAGAAGAGATCGAGGCGCTGAACAAGCGTCGTCAGCCGCTCGTCGTCAGCAACCGCATCGCGCCCAAGATCGACGCCCTGATCGGGCATGAGAAGCGCATTCGGACCGATCCCCGCGCCTATCCCCGCACCCCGAAGCATGAGGCTGAGTCCGAGTCAGCCACGGACTCGATCCGCTACGTGTGCGATGCGAATCGGTTCAGTCAGATCCGATCCAGCGTGGCTGAGAACCTATTTATCGAAGGCGCTGGCGGCGCGACGGTGACGGTCAAGGCAAACGGTGACGCGCTGGATGTGGTCATCAGCAACGTTCCGTGGGATCGGTTCTATTGGGATCCTCACAGCAGAAAGCGCGACTTTTCGGATGCGTCCTATCTGGGTGTCGTGCTGTGGATGGACGAGCAGGAGGCCGTTGCCCTGGCAGGTCCGGATGCTGACCGGTCCGACGTGGAGCTGATCATCCAGGGCTGCTACAGCAGTGCCGCCAGCAGTGGCGATACCTTCGATGACCGCCCGCAGTTCGTTTGGGGCGACCTCAAGCGCCGCCGTGTCCGCGTCCTGCAGCACCGATTCAAGCGCAACGGGGAATGGCACACCGCCATCCTCTGCGGCGGCGGGTTCCTGCGTGATCCCCAGGTTTCGCCATATGTGGACGAGAAGGGCATCCCGCAGTGCGACTTGATCGGGACTTCCGCCTACATCGACCGCGAGAATAATCGATACGGCGTGGTGCGCCGGATGATCTCCCCGCAGGACGAGATCAACAAGCGCCGGTCCAAGGCGTTGCATCTTCTGAACAGCCGACAGGTTATCGCGGAGAAGGGCGCTGTTGAAGACCGGGAGCAGGCCCGCCGTGAGATGGCTCGGCCTGACGGCTACGTCGAGGTCAATGGCGACATGCGGTTTGAAGTAGCTGACGGCATCGCCTTGGCGGCTGGGCAGTTCAACCTGCTGCAGGAGGCTAAGGCAGAGATCGACGCCAGCGGCGTGAACCCTGCAATCGAGGGCGACGCCAGCGCCCCGAGTGGCCGCGCCCAGGAAATGATGATGGCCTCTGGTCTTGCCGAAATGGCGGGCGTGTTTGAGGCGCTACGGGACTGGAGCTGGGAGGTCTATCGCCAGGTGTGGTTCCGCATCCGGCAGTACTGGACCGACGAGAAGTGGATTCGGGTCACGGATGACGAACGGAACATGCGGTGGGTGGCGATCAACCGCCCGATGACTCAGGCCGATCTGATGATCGAGCAGGCCAAGCAGTCGGGGCAGCAGCTCAGCCCACAGGAAATCGCACAGCTGCGCGCCGATCCGATGATGCAGCAGGTATCTATCCAGAACCCGCTGGGCGAGCTCGACGTGGACCTGATCCTTGAAGACGGGCCTGACTCGGTCAACCTGCAGAGCGAGCAGTATCAGTCGCTGATCGATCTCAAAAAGGCAGACCCTGCATCCATCCCGACGCGGATGATCATCGAGGCATCAAGCCTCCGGAACAAGGATCAGATCCTTGAGCACCTGGACAGCGGCGGCATCCCGCCCCAGGTCCAGCAGCAGATGCAGGAAATGCAGCAGGCGCTACAGCAGGCGCAGCAGGCTGTGCAGGAATCTGAGCAGAAGGCTCAAGAGGCGCAGTATGACAACGCCATCAAGGTTGCCGAGCTGCAGCTAAAGCAACAGGAGCTTGCCATCCGGCAGGAGGAGCTTGGCATCGAGAGATACCGAGCCGAGACAGAGCGAATCACGGCCATGAGGCCGGATCCAGAACCCCAACAGACCCCGCCTCCGAGCGGGGTTTTTGTTGGCTGAGGTTTGCCCCTACGGGCGGCGGACGCGCACGCATTGGCGCGAATCGTGACGACGGCGGACGGTCGATAGGAGTGATCCATGAGCAACGAGAACCGCGATTTCCTTGATGAACTGGTGACTGCCGAGCAGGCCGCGCCCACCACCGAAGCCGCAGAGGCTGACCAGGGCGAGCAGCAAGAGCAGCAGCAGACGGTCGAGCAGGTACAGCAGCCGGAAGCCCCGGCGCCCGAGGCGACGACGGCCACGGAAGTCAAGGAGCCGCAGACGGTTCCGCTTGCTGCCATGAAGGCAGAGAGGGAGAAGCGGCAGAGGGCCGAGGCTGAGCGAAAGGAGCTGGAACAGCAGCTCCAGGAGATCCGCCAGCAGCATCAGGCACCAGCACCCAGCTACTACGAGGATCCGGAGGGCTACCTGGCCCGGGCACAGAGCGCCATCGAGCAGCGGGCGACCGCTCGGCTCAATGCCGCGCTGGAAGCCCAGGCACGGGAGCAGTACTCGGATTACGAAGAGAAGATGGGTGTTGTGATGGAACACGCGGTAGGAAATCCGGCAATCGTGCAGGAGATCATGACCGCGCCAAACCCAGCAGTTACGGCCTACAAGATGGGTCAGCGCCTGATGGAGTTCCAGCAGATGCAGGACCCCGAAGCCTATCGCGCAAAGATCGCGGCAGAGGTGCGTGCCCAGATCGAGGCCGAGAACAAGGCCAAGGCCGATCAGCGCCAGAAGGCCGCCAGCGAAATCCCTCCTGACCTATCCCAAGCCCGGAACACGCGGGGCGAGTTCGCCCCGAAGTCCGACGTATTCAACGAGCTATTCAAGGGGTAACAGGAAATGACCAATACCACCATCTCCGCCGCCGTTCGCGCCAAGCAGTGGGACGACAACTTCTTCATGGAGTATGTCCGTGCCAATCGCTTCAAGCGCTACATGGGCACCAGCGAGAACAGCATCATCCAGGTCAAGAACAACCTGACCAAGAAGAAGGGTGACGCGATCACCATCAATCTGGTCGGCGCCCTGGATGCCGATGCTGGCCCGAACACCGGCACCACCACCCTGGTTGGCAACGAAAAGGCCCTGCCGAACGACGGCCACAAGGTGACCATCGGCGTGGTCCGTGACGCCACCGTGGTCAACGTCGAGGAAGAGCAGGCTTCTGCCTTCGATGTCCGCGACGCCGGCCGCCAAGCGCTCAAGGACCTGTCCATGCGCTACCTGCGCAACGACATCATCAAGGCGCTGGGTTCGGTGCAGGGCGTCCCGTACGCCACTGCCACCGCCACCCAGAAGAACAACTGGAACGTTGCGAATGCGGATCGTGTCCTGTACGGCGACGCGGCTGCAAACTACAACGCAACCCATGCGACGGCGCTGGACAACGTTACCGCTACGATGCGCTTGGACCGCGACACCGTGTCGCTGATGCGCCAGATCGCGCAGGAAGCCGAGACCGTCAACGGCGACGGCATCCGCCCGTTCACCTATGGCGAGGACGAAGAAACCTACGTCATGTTCGTCAATTCGCGTGCGTTCCGTGACCTCAAGAAGGATCTTGAGACCGTGCACAAAGACGCCCGCGAGCGCGCCCTGAGCAACCCGCTGTTCACCGGCACCACCTCGCTTTACTGGGATGGCGTTGTGATCCGCGAGATTCCGGAGATCGGCAACTTCAACAACACCGCTACCACCCCGATCCCGGTCTCACCGATCTATCTGTGCGGCGCCCAGGCTCTGGCCGTGGCGTGGGCCATGACCACCAAGACGACCCTGCGCAAGGAAGACGACTACGGCTTCCAGTATGGCGTTGGCTTCATGGAGCTTCGCGGTGTCGAGAAGGTGCTGTGGGGTCAGGGCACCACTGGGGCGAAGGACTGGAGTGTTGTTACCGGCTTCGTGTCGGCCCCGGTCGCAGCCGCATAACGGTTGGGAGTATGGGGCGGCGGGTTGTCCGTCGCCCCTATTTTTCGGAGATAGCATGGCCACGTATAGCCGCGAAGAACTGGTGCGGCAGGTCCTGCTGCGCCTTGGCGTTCTTGACGCTGACGAAGCTCCCGAGGCTCGGGACGCTGCTGACGTTGGCCGAATGGCTCAGACGGTGATGGAAGACCTCTACGCCGAGGGCAAGCTGCCTTTCGACATCGAAGGGAACATCCCTGCGCGCTACCTGACCCACCTGAGCTACATCATCGCCGAGCCCCTGGTAGCTGACTATGGTGCTCTTGCGCGTGAGGCAACGATTGCACGGCATGCAGACACGGGGCGTAAGGCTATCAATCGCCTGAACGCGTCCACCTATCAAGGCGCTGTTGTGCCTTCGGACTACTTCTAATGCGCGCCAATCCCGTTGACCTGATTGGCGGCGTCTACAAGGACGACAGCCTGCCGTGGTCGTGCCAGGACACGGTGAACTGGCTTCCGGTGATGGCTGAGGTTGGCGGCACCCGCACGGTGTCGAAGTTCTCCACGCCGCCCGGGTTGAAGCCCTATCAGCGCATCGGCGGTGGCCCGATTCGCGGCATGCACGACTGCGAAGGCCTTCGCCTGATCGTGTCGGGCCGGATCCTGTACCGGATCGGCTCGGATGGCATTGGTGTACCGCTGGGCACGATCCCTGGCGTTGGCCGCGTCCAGATGACGCACAACCAGTTCAGCACCGGCTACCAGGTGCTGGTCGAGAACGGGCAGGGCGGTGGCGGCTACGTCTACAACACGGTAGACGGGACGTTCGTCAAGATCACGGACGAAGGCTATCCGGGGTCTATTTCGTCGGACTACCTCGACTCGTTCCTGCTTGGCGTGGAGCCGCAGGGCCGCTTCTGGTTCCACTCCAATCTGGCGGATGCGACCGACTACAACACGTTGGACCGGTACGAGGCTGAGGCATCGCCCGACCGGATCATCGGCCTGGCGGTCAGCCAGTTCGAAGTGGTGGTGTTCGGCCAGCGCACCATCGAGTTCTTCTTCAACTCAGGCGCGCAGACTGGCACCTTCCAGAACCGGCGCCAGTCGATCACCCGTGGCTGCGCCTCGCGCCACACCATCCAGAAGCTGGACAACACGCTGTTCTGGCTGGGCGATGACGGCGTTGTCTACCGTCTGAATGGCTACCAGCCTCAGCCTGTGTCGACCCGAGCGCTGGAGAAGTCCTTCGCTGAGTCCAACTGGTCTGAGGCCATCGCCCACGTTTGGGAGGATCGCGGCCACAAGGTCTATTACCTGACCTTCCCTGACGGCCAGTCATACGGCTACGACGTGATCAGCGGCCTGTGGCACCGCCGCCAGTCCTTTGGGCTGGACCGCTGGCGCCTGAACCACACGATCAAGTGGGAGCGTGATTGGTATGGCGGCGACTACCAAAGCGGGCGCATCTGGCAGCTGGACTGGGACTACTTCCTTGAGGGCGATCAGCCCATCGTCAGCGAGCGCGTCTCGGGCGTCATCGCGGACAACCAGAGCTCGCTGGTCATTCCGAACGCGGAACTGATCTTCGACACCGGCCAAGGCCCAGGCACCACGCCTATTGTGTTCCCGCCGCAGCCGACTGCGCCGACCGTCACCGGCTCGGCCCCGGATGGGTTCGCCAACTTCCCGTACACCTACACCTATACCGCGACGGGCGGCACTGGTGCGCGCACGTTCTCGATCCATTCGGACACGGGCGGCACGGTCCCGGGCGTCACTATCAACCCGACCACGGGCGTCGCCACGTTCAGCGCAGCGGCTGCAGGCACTGCCAGGTTCTATGTCCGCGCCACCGACTCGCTGGGCATCTGGGGCGAAGTCTACGACACGATCCAGATCGCGGACCGGTTGCCAGTTCTGGATATGGTTGTTGCCTTCAACCCCGACAGCGTGCGAGCGGTTCAGTACAGCGCCACCACCAAGGCGCTCACGATCCAGGCATCTGCGAGCATTTCGGTTGGTGGAAGCGCCTCTAGCGCAATGGCAATTGGTGATGTGTACCTTGCCGCTGGCACCGCATCCCCCTACATCTTCGCCTGGAAGAGAAGCGGGGCCACCATGACCCCGATGGCGGCTCCGGCATCACCACCGCCCGGAGCCGGACAGACGTTGGCAGTGTTCGGAGACGTGGTGTTCATCGGACATCAAACTGCTCCATTCATCTCGGCCTATCGAGTCAATCAGACGACCGGGTTTGTATCCAAGTTCCCTGCGCCATCCCCGGCGCCCACTGCATTAGTCAACGGGATCGCCATGCATCCAAGCGGGGCATACGTTGCGCTTGTGAGCGAGGCCGCGCCAAAGGTTACGGCATACAGCTGGGATGCAGTGAACGGCTTCGGGGCGAGGCTTGCAGCGCCTGCAGTGGTTCCTACTGGAACGGCTACGGGAATCGCGTTCAACGAAAGTGGCTCACACGTCGCGGTTTCCAGCATTTCAGACCCGGTTGTTCGGATATACACATGGGCAAATGGATATGGCTCGGTTGTAGGAACCCTGGCCGACCCAATCAATGGGTCGAGGTCTGTCGCCTTGTCAGATAAGGCTGGGCTGGTTGTAGCCGGCTCCGAAGGTGGAGGTGCAAACGCGCTCATCTACCGCTGGAGTGCTTCTGGTGGCGTAGGCGCGAAGATCACCGAGCCAGCCGGGTTCATCAATGCGGCCCGCTCTGTCGCCATTTCCACCGATGGTTCGGTGGTGGCGTTCTCGTCGTCAAACACGGATGGCATGGGCGTTTGTGAGTGGGACAAGGTGGCTGGCTCGCTTTCTACGCCAGCGAAGATTGGTACGACCTCCTCCAACTCCGTCACCTTCAAGGCATAACCATGGCCGACACAGATCACTTTGTAGAGGTCTGCTACAGCAAGGACGGCGGCAGGAACTGGAGCAACTGGAAGCGCCGAGACCTTGGGGCGGTAGGACGCTACGAGGAGCGCATTCGCCTGCAGCGCCTCGGCCATGGCCGCCAGTGGGTGTTCCGCATCCGTGTCTCCTCGCCGCGGAAGCATGACCTCCTCGGTGCTGTACTGACCACCGAAGCGACCGACGGCTAATGAAAATCTCGACCGATCCATGCTTCCTGCAGGAAGTTATGGATCACCCAGCCGTGCGTCCGTGGATTGCTCCGGATGGCGTGGATGGCCCGTTGCCGCTGTCTGCGATCTTCGATCAGGGCATCGGCATTGAGTTCGACGGTGGCGGGTTCTTCTTCCACCGCCTGGGCGACGGGGTAGTTGAGGTCCACACGATGTTCCTGCCTGGCACCAAGGGCGTGGCTGGTTTCTGTGCGCAGGCGGCGGAGTACCTGTTCTGCGGGACGGAGGTCACCAAGATCGTGACCAAGGTTCCTCTGGACAACATCCCAGCCATGCGTCTGACCGAGCGCGTCGGGTTCCGCCTGGACTACATCGCCGAGAAGGCATTCCAGCGCGGTGGCGTGGCCCACGACGTGAAGCACTACAGCTGGGACATAGACCTCTGGGTTCGCGGCACAGAGGGCCCTCTGTGGGCTCTCAGGCGCTGCTGCGATCTGGACAACAGGAACAAAGGGCTGCGGCTGGCGTATCGCTGGGCCGTGACGAACGACGACTACTCGGTATTGGAGAGCTGATATGCCTGCTGCAGGCGCAATTGTAGGAGCTGTCGGTAGCCTCGCTGGCGGCAAGATGCAGGCCGATGCGGCTGGCCGAGCCGGCGACGCGGCGACGAACGCCTCCCGTGACGCCATCAATGCCCAGGTGGCGATGTACAACCAGAGCAGGGCTGACACGCTTCCGTATCAGGTGACAGGTACTGGCGCGCTGAACCTTCTGGCACAGATGTACGGCCTGCCGACCTATTCGGCGCCGATCTCGGGCGGGATCCAGATCACCCAGCCCGAGCCGGCCAAGAAGAAGAAGCGGAGCCTGTTCGACAAGATCACCGACCCGGCCAACCTTGCCGGTCAGTTCGGCGGCACCAGCTACGACCCCATGGGGTTCTTCAGCAGCGGCAGCACGGGCGGCGGCGGAAGCCTGCAGTTCTCCACTGGCGGTGGGACTGGCAACGCGCTGGCAGGGGGCGGAACGCTCAATCAGGGCACCGGCACGCCTGATTTCAGCATGTTCTACCAGACGCCTGATTACCTGGTTGCCCGGGATGAAGGCATCAACGCCCTCGACCGTGGCGCCTCTGCGCGCGGGGGCCTGTACTCCGGTGGTGCCGATGCCGACCGCATGACCTTTGCGTCCAATCTGGGGTCGAAGGCCTTCGGCAACTTCCAGAACAACCTTTTCCGCCTCTCCGGCCTGGGCAGCAACGCGAACAGCGAGCTGAACAACTTGGGGCAGAACACCGCAGGCCAGATCGGCAATCAGCTTGCCAACGCAGGCAACGCCCGCGCGTCGTCCTTCCTCAATCAGGGGCAGGCATGGAATAACGCGCTGGCCGGTGTCGGCGGCGCAATCGGTGACTACTGGTCCACTCGGAGGGGCTAATGGCAAATTTCTACGAGGCTTTCGCGCAGGGCCAGGCAAACGGACTTGAGCGTCAGAAGGCCATCACCCAGCGCAATCAGCTGGCGGAACTGCAGTCCCTTGCACCGCAGGTCATGAGTGGTGATCCCAACGCAACGAGCCGCGCCTTTGCTCTCAATCCGCAGGCAGCGCAGGCCTATCAGACCGAGGGAAACCGGCAGAACCAGCAGCTTGTGGGGTTGGCAAAGACCCTCAAGCAGTACGCCGACAATCCGCAGATGCAGGCAGGCGTGTACCGCTCAGCGCTGCCGTACCTCAAGCGAAACTTTGGGGCCGAGATCCCCGATCAGTTCGACCCCGTGACCGTTATGCCCATCGTTGAGCAGGTTCTCTCGGTGGCGAACAACACGCCGAATTTCAACGGTCAGACGCCTACTGATGTGCGCTCCTTCCAGATGATGACTCAGGGTTTGAGCCCGGAAGACGTGGAGCGCGCACGCCGTGTCCAGTTGGGCCTTGAAGGGCGAGCCTCCAATGCTGGTTACGGATTCTTTGAATTCCAAGGGGCAGACGGTCTTAAGCGCATGGGTCGAAACAATCCGCGTACGGGCTCGCGCGAGGTATATGACGAGTCCACCGGGGAATTTGTGCCCTTGGGCGGCACTGCTGGGATGGGCACTGCACCGCAAGCCGTTCCCCATGCCGTAGCTTCTCCGGCGAACGGCAACCACTACGCTGCATTCAGCCAGCTAGCGACCGAATTCCCGGCTGTGACGATGACCAGTGGTGTACGTTCCGCCGAGAGGAATGCCCAGGTGGGCGGCCAGCCCAACAGCCAGCATCTCAACGGGACCGCTGCTGACTACGCCGTTCCTGCCAATCAGAAGCCTGCCTTCATTTCCCGTGCGCGCCAGCTTGGCTATCAGGCCATCGATGAAGGCGATCACATCCATCTGCAGCTGCCTCGTGGTGCGTCCAACAATATCAATCCGGCGCTCGCAGTTGGTCGCAGTCCCGAGGATCAGGCGGCACGTACTGCGCAGGCTACGACGAATGTGGAGAACGCCAACTTCCCGAACAAGCTCAATCAGGAGCGCCAGCTGCAGGATGTGAAGACTCAGGGCGCGATCACCCAGGCGGCCGGAACAGCAGCGGCCGAGGCGCAAGCCAAGGATGCAGCCCAGCGACCTAAGCGCATCCAGCAGTACAGGCAGGCCCTGACCGCAGCTGGGAATGTGGAAACGTCTCTGGACAAGGCCCTTGGCCTGTTGAGCCCATACTCGACAGGTTTCGTCGGCGCTCGCTCTCGTGCAGTTGAGGGGAGCCCCTCCTACAACTTGGCATCGGAGCTTGAAACCATCAAGGCAAATCTTGGTTTCGACAGGCTCCAGCAGATGCGTGATTCGTCCCCGACTGGCGGTGCTCTTGGCGCCATTGCTGTTCAGGAGCTGGTGGCTCTCCAGTCTACGATTGCCAACCTCGACCCGAATCAGTCTGAGGCGCAGATCAGGGCGAATCTTGAGCGTGTAAAGAATCACTACAAGCAATGGAGGTCGGCTGTGGAACAGTCGCTGGCTGATGAAGAACGCGCTCAGGCTGCCACTCCTTCCTCCGGATCTTCGCGCCCGAATCCTGTATCGGCTCCGGCTTCCACCGGCTACAGCAACCTTTGGAACTGACCAATGGCTAAGAAGTGGGTTGAGGTAGCTTCGTCGCCTGCCTATCAGGCGCTCGCGCCTGAGCAGCAAGAAGAGGCCAGGAACCAGTATTGGAACGAGGTTGTTGCTCCAAACGTTCCCACCGCCGAGCATGCCCAGGTCCGTCAGGCCTTCGACAACGACACGTCGCGTACCGTCAACTGGCCGGATCAGGCCCCATTGGATGTAAACGTAACTGGTGGAACCCCTGCGCCGGCCGATTTCTCTGGAGTGACATCTAGCATATCCAGCACTGCCGATGGGCGCCAGGCTGATGGCTGGATGCCTGGTGCCGGTCGTGACTTCGCATTCGGCGTTCGTTCGGCGCTGCAAGGCGCTGGTAGCTTGCTAGGAGCTGTCGGCGGTGATGCGTTCAACAACTATGTCGCCAATCCAGTGGCCCGCGCTGTGGGCCTGCAGGAGTCGCGCCCGTACCGGGAAGAGGCTGCAGCCCTTGCGGATCGGCTTGGCCTCCCCAAGGCCCAGACTGGCACTGACCGTGTCTTGGGCGACGTTGGCGAGGCACTGACCGGAACTGGGCTGACGCTGGGCATCGGCGGCGGTATCAACGCCCTGGCGAACGTGGGGCGCAGTGCAGCGGCGCGCACTCCCGCTTATGTAGCGCCGGTAGAGAACAGGCTAGCTAGCTTCCTGACGGCACAGCCCGCCATGCAAACCGTATCGGCCGCAACCGGGGCTGGAGCATCTTCGGTAGCACGCGAGTCGGGGGCATCTCAGGGCAATCAGCTGCTGGCCGGGCTCGCTGGCAGTCTTGGGCCTGGCTTGGCTATGGCGGGAGGCGCGGCGACCCTGCGAGGGGCTGTGCGCGGAAGCTCGGGAGAGCAGATGCGGAACAGGCTTGCCGATTTTGAGGCTCTTGGCGCGAATCCATCTGTAGGGCAGGCATCTGGGAACGCTCTTGTTCAGGGGGCGGAGAACCTCCTAGCACAGGCTCCCACAAGTGCTGGAGTTATGGCTCGTGCTGCCGAGAGGCAATCTAGCGAGATCAGCCAAGGCCTCAGAGGGATAGCAGACGATCTATCTCGGAATGCCAGTGGTGAGAGAGCAGGACGCGCCATCGAGCGCGGCGCCGAGACGTTCGCCAAGAACGTCAATGCTCAGAAGCGCGCCCTCTATTGGCAGGCCGACAGGTTCATCCCTGAGTCGACTCCGGTTGGGCTGACCAACACCATGCAGACGGTGCAGAAGCTGACCACCCCGATGCCTGGCGCGGTGGAAACTACCGGATCGCTCATCAACCCGCGTATCGCAGCCCTGCAGCAGAACCTTGCTGCTGACCTACAGGCCGGTGGCGGCCAGATCCCGTACTCGGCCCTCAAGCGCATCCGCACTGACATCGGCGAGCAGATCAGCGACTTCTCGCTGTCGCCGGAAACGCCGACTCGAGAGCTGAAGCAGCTCTATGCCTCGCTGTCGCGCGATATGGAGGCAGCGGCACAGTCCCAAGGCCCACAGGCCGTTTCAGCAGCCAAGCGCGCCAACAACTACACCCGGGCGGCAGCTGACCGACTGGAGCAGGTTCAGCGCGTCATCGACAAGAACGGCGGGGGTGAGGCGATCTATAGAGCGGCAATGTCCGGCACTCGGGACGGTGGAACAACACTTCGTGCTGTGATGCAGTCCCTTCCGCAGGACGGCCAAAAGGCTGTGACCAGCGCCGTGATCAAGCGCATGGGCCTCGCTAATCCCGGCGCTCAGGATGCAGCTGGAGAAGCGTTCAGCGCACGTACCTTCCTGACCAACTGGAACAATGTTAGCCCAGAGGCACGGCGCGCGCTGTTCGACCGCTATGGCGAGGGATTCAGCAAACAGATCGACCAGCTGGCCCGCGTTGCCGACAACATCGACAAGGGCGCTTCAGTGTTCAAGAACCCACCTGGGACTGCAAAGAGCGCAGCGGCTCTCGCATATGCTGGTGCGCTTGTAACCAGCCTGTGGACTGGCGGCACAGCACCTCTTTTGGCAGCCGGTGTAGGTGCGAATGGGGCTGCTCGCTGGCTAACTAATCCAAAAACGGTACGAATGCTGGCGAATGCCACCACGCTGCCAAAATCTCAGATCCCTGCCTTCCTAAACTACGTTGCCCAAGAAGGTCAGAAAACTGGAGATGAGGATGTTCAGTCGCTAGCCAGCGCCCTTCGATACGCGGAGCAAGAAGTAGCCAATTCCGCCAACGATGGCAACAACGCACAGAATCGGGACTAGTAGGAACTTGAGGTTGTCCCACTCCGAGAACTCGATCTCGGCCTCCTTTGATTTTTGAGCCCAATCCTTCGGCTGTCCGCCGACGTTGGATAGGTCGAACTTTTCCTTACTCATGGCCCGGGCCTGTGGATATCTGGCCCGAATCCTACCACCCAAATGTCAATGGCGCTGATCTTAGATATCCACAGGATTGCCCATCACTAAGAGGCGCTGTCTATAGCTAGCATTTACGTAGCGGTGAGCGTGATTGAGCTTACCGACCCTTAGATACGGCGAAGGGCCACCAGGTGCGAACTGGTGACCCTTCATTGATCCACACGTGTCTGCACCACGGAGGACTATGAGCAATCGTACACCCAAAACCCATGTTGGAGTTAAAGGAAACATGACGGCGAAAGGCGCTGATCGTGTAGGCCTCGTCCTGGCCTTCACGGCAATGCTAGCCGTGGCCCTTTCTGGGGCTGCCCTGATTGTGTGGGCAGCCTCCTAGCCAGCGGCTAACAACCTGAACACCCGAAGCCCCGCCTTGAGCGGGTTTTTTTATGCCCGAAGCCCGTCCAGCGCGGGCTTTTTCTTTGGGAGAGCCCATGAGCAGCCCGTTCTACAACCCCGCTCCGATCTTCCTGGACAACACCGGGAAGCCGGTGGCCGGAGGGTTCCTGTACTTCTATGAATCGGGGACCACAACGCCGAAGTTGACATGGTCAGATGAAGCTCTGACGATCCCAAACCCGAATCCTGTCCCCCTCGACAGCGCTGGCCGAGCCAACAACAACATCTGGATCAAAGGCAGCTATTCGGTCAGGTTGACGGACAGCCTCGGCGCCATGATCTGGACCCGGAATGTCAGCGACGGATCCACTGGGCAAGCTCTCTTCCCGCCCATGGAGGCAGGGAAGTTTCTGACCAACGATGGTTCGTCCTATCTATGGGATGACGTCCGTCAGATGCCAGATCCTACCGGTTCGGATGGGAAGGTGCCTGTAGCCTCAGGCGGAACGTACATCTTGCAACCTTTCCCAACGATCCCGCCTTTGAACTCCAGTTCCGGACCTGGGTTCTTTCGGATTGGCGACTACATGTTGCAGTGTGGCAAGGGTCAGTGCCCAGCTACCGGCACACCTGCCACCTCGACCACAGTGGCGATCCCCGTGGCCTATACGCAGACCCCGTTCGTGGTGGCCACGGTCGGAACCTTCCCGTTCTACACGCCGTCTTGGGGTGGTGCTGGCGTCATCATGGCCCGTCCGTCCAGCCTCAATTCGATTGAGGTCCAGATGCACGGCAACGCTGGCACGATCAATAGCGAAACCATCGTGGTTGCGCCTATCGACTTCTGCTGGTTCGCGTTCGGCAAGGTGACCTAAGCATGCCGACTCCTGCTGAACAGCCGCGCTTTTCGGAGCCCGTAGTTGACCAGCGAGGCTACGTCACCAGGGCATGGGCCGACTACTTCCTGCGCATGGCCAGTGCGCAGAGCAGTGACGACCTGCGCCAGCTCTATGAGGCATTGGCCGCCCGGGTAGCCGAGCTGGAAGACGGCCAGCTGGCCTCGTTCCAGATCCTTGGCCCCCAGTCCGTGATCGTGCAGGGCGTCCCCAGCAATGGCGTGGTGATCCTGTCCCTGCTGGGCGACAACCCAACGCCGGGCAGCACTACCTACTACGGCACCGGCCCCGATGGCATCAAGGGCTGGCACCCGGTGGCTGAAACCATCACGGTGGTTGCTGGCGATCTGGTCAAGACGGTCAGCCCGCAGGGCGTGATTACCCTCGGGCTGGCGAATGTGGCCGATTCGGGCACTGGGACGCTGCTGGCGATCAGCAAGGACGGCAAGGGCAGGGTGACCGGCACGCGCCCGGCCACGATCACCGGCACCGCCCAGCAGATCAACGTGGCAAACGGCAATGCGGCGGCAGGTCTGCCCACCCTGTCCTTGGCGGCTGAAGTTCTGGCCTCGCTGGGGAAGGCCGACAGCGCCGTGCAGGAGGTCCGCCCGGGCATGAACGTCACGGTGGACAACACCGACCCGCGCAGGCCGATTGTGTCGGCGGCTGCTGGTGGATTCGTGCCCTACGACATTCCTGACGGGCAATCGTTCCAGGTGCCGCTTAACCAGCAGGCGCTGTTCACTCTCCCCATCAACCTCGGCGACGGGTCCAGCATCGTTCTGGACGGCGCGCTGGTGGAGGTTTCGTAATGCTGACCATGCTCAGGCGGCTGGCGTCGCTGATCCCCACTCCCGCAACCAACAAGGTGACGCTGTTCGTCAGCGACACCGGCATTCCGTCATACAAGGATGACGCTGGCCTGGTCACGCCGATGAGCGGCCAGCCGATTCCTGCGGGCTACATCGATGGCCTGAAGATGGAGTGGGTGTCTGGCACGCAGATCCGTTTCACGAGCGGCTCGGCATACATCCCGTCGCTGGGGCGAGCGCTGGCAATCGCTGCGGCTGTCACGAAGTCGCCATCGCTGGCGGCCAGCACCTGGTATCACGCCTACCTCTACAGCAATGCCGGAACGCCTGATGTGGAGGTGACGACCACGGCGCCGGATACCCCATACAGCGGCACTTCCCGCACCAAGACCGGCGACACTTCACGGCGGTACATCGGCAGCTTCCGGACAGACCCATCGGGCACCATTGCGAAGTTCAAGCACAATGTCAGCAATGGGTATGTTGCGTACCTTGCGATGCGGGACCTTTCTCTGAATGCGGGGACCCAGACAACAACTACCACGATCAGCCTGAGCGCGACCATCCCGGTAACTTCGGTAGCGGCAACACTCATTATCAGCCTTGATGCCTCTGGAGCGTCGCTATTTACAGGCAACTCAGAGATGCCTGTGACCGCATTGGCAAGTAACAATTTTCTCGGCTACACCGAGTCATCCACGCAGGTTTCGGTAAGCCGCATGGACGGGCACCCTGTGGATTCAAGCCAAGCGATCTCATATAGGCTGAGCGCAACCCCGTCAGCAGGAACTGGCGCATACATCCGTGTAATGGGGTATTCCTATGAGCGATGAGTTCTACGCTATATCCGAATCCGGCTATCGGGCGATTGAAAAAGGTGCGCCCCTTTTGCCGGGCGAGCAGCAGGTTACTCAGATTCCTGATGTCCTGCTTGTTCGGATACGTGCTGACCAGATGCGGACCGAGCGGAGTAGGCGTCTTCGCGCGACTGACTGGACCCAGATGGACGATGCTCCACTGACCGCAGAGAAGAAGCTTGAGATCCAAGCGTACCGGCAACTGCTTCGTGATCTGCCGAGCCGGCCCGGGTTCCCGGATGTACCGTGGCCGCAGTTTCCTGGGATGAATGACGGAGCCGCCAGCGGCGCGGAGATCCCCGTCACGCCGTGATGGCTACTGCACTTGCTGCAGCAGATCCTCGCGGTTGTTGCGAGGCGTGTTCACTGCGCGACTGACCCGGTAGGCCTCCATGGCCGGCGGCTCGCTGGCCAGCAGCATGGCCATGGCGTCGTCGGGGCTTGCGGCCATCCACTCATCGATCTGGCCGGCCTGCAGCCACACCGGCATGCGGTCGTGGATGTCTGCCGAGACGCCGCTGCTGTCGCCGGTGATGATAGTGAAGGTGCCCAGGTTGCCGTCGGGCAGCAGCGGGCTGGTGTCCTCCCACAGGCCGGCGGCCAGCAGTGGCCCGGTGGCGTGGATGAACCACGGATCCTTCTTGCCGTCCTCGGGGTTCACCGACCACTCGTAGTAGCCGGCCATCGGGATCACACAGCGGCGCTTCTTGAACGCCGACCGGAAGGCGGGCTTGGTGGCCACGGTCTCGATGCGCGCATTGATGGTCGAGCCCTGCAGGCCCTTGGCCTTGGCCCAGAACGGCAGGAGGCCCCACGCCAAGCGGGTGACCTGCCGACCTTCGCCGCGGTCCAGGATCACCGACGCTCGCTGCGTCGGCGCCAGGTTGTAGCTGGGCTGGATCTCGGCCAGGCCGGGGGCAAGGTCAGCCAGCCCCGGCTGGCCGAAGTCGATCACGGGGAGCTGGACGAATCGGCCGCACATGGCCGGAGGGTAGCCCTGCCGGCCGTGGCCGGGGCGTGATCCCGAACGGTTCAGCCGGTGAACGATCCCTTGTCGCAGCCTTTGCGACGGCCGGTCGTATCCTTCCGGGCATGCTTCCTTCGCACGGCTACCAAGGTTTCCGCACCGCCCCGATCCCCTCTGGCTGGGTCCAGACCGGCGAGCGCTGGGCGCTCTGGTACAACGGCCGGGAAACGGCGAACGTCACGCTCGATGGCGGTCCTGGCGTCCGGCTGTGGATGGAAGGCCAGAAGATGTGGCAGGTGAAGGAAGTGCGCGCCGCCAACGTCCGACAGGCGAAGCGCTACGCCGAGCGCTGGTGCGCAGCACGGCTGTATCCCGAGCTGCCCCTGCGTGAGGCCGTCACCCGGCTGACCGACAGCACTCCGATCCAGTTGCCCCCGCCACTGCCTGGTCTGCCGCCGACGCGCGAGCAGCAGCAACAGGCTCGACGCCTGGCTGAGGCCGGAGCGAAGGAGATCGAGCGGATCAAGGCGGCGCTGGAGCCGCGCAAGCCGCCGGCAGAGACCAAGCCCCGAGCGAGGGACGTCCGCAGCAAGGCGTGGCTGAGGGCAGGACTGGAGCAGATGCGGCGGGGCGTTTGA